TTGCGATCTTAGGATCGCTGTGACTACAGGAGTTTCTTCTATGCTAGCAGACGCTATAACATTGGAATACACTGCGGGAGACCGCGTGTTAACCAAAATTCAGGAGAGTGACGGTCAATCGATCTACCGTCTTCGGACGGCGACCGAGGAAACCGTTCTCTTTGTCCGGCATTCTAAGACGAAAGCCGGCCTTGAGCGCCACAACATGGAGCTCAAGGAGACCGTGTACGAAACGGCAACCCAACCGGAATACACCCGTAAGGTGTACATGGTTGTGGAGCATTCTCCACGCGACACCGAATGGGAACATGTTTCCATTCTTGGTGACCGCATGAAGTTGTCTCCATGGATGCCGTCAGTCATGGCGGGAGAAGGTTAATAGCCTTTCTCTCCTGATGTGAGACGCCGAGGACGTTCCCCGGCGCCTTGTCTTGCTAGCGTAGCACGTAGGACATATATAGGAGAATACCTACCATGTCTAAAAGCTACGTGAAGGAGCTAGAACAGGTGTACGCCGCTCTCTTTAGAGATGCGGTGTATGCCTACCCCGATCTTCGAGATGAGTTTGGAAAAGACCAAGCACATCTTGAGGAGTGCGTAAGAACACGAGGCCTTCCAGTTTTCCTGGATGACCTCCCCAAAGCCGGGAAGATCTTTGACAGATCTCTCGGCAAAGGGAAGTACCTGCGTAAAGGGGGCCCTCTTACAAAGAGGGTTTCCAATACGGTGAAGTTCCCGCAATTTCTGCGAGGACTCCACGGCTTAGTGTTCGAACACACCGGTTGCTTGAAAGGAGAACCTGATGTCCAGGCCATCGCGATTCTTCGGCAGTTTTATTACTGCGCGAAGAAGTGCAAAGTCCCGTGCACGGATAGACACGTCGCGAAAGCGATCGATCTATTCGTGGATCTTGACGAATCTCTTCCGGAGCCATCGTGGTTCTGGGGAGACATGTCAGGAGCACGAAACTACCTCGACCGTCGTAGAATCTGTCGATTCAACGATGAGGTCACTTTCGAATATTGGCCAACCGCCCAACGCTGGGTGGACAACCAAATTCGAAGTGGAGCGGGTTGTCAGCTGGCCGACAAATCGTCGGTCGGCGAGACGCCGCAAGAGGTAGTTGTGGACGGAGCAAAGGTGCGCCTCCCATTCGACTGGGAGGAGCACTTAGCTCTCCTAGAGCTAGCGGATACAATATTCCGCGAGCTTACCCTAACCTTGGGGACTTACGACCCCGAGGAGTGGGATTTCAAGCATGGACCAGGCGCTGTTTCAGATGCAATGGCCAGCGATAGCAAGTACGAGTTGCTTGCGACCCGTTGGTCTGAGCGCCTGGAGCAGGAGTACCCAGTGGCACGATTTGGTTTTCCGAATTACGCCGCATGGGTGAGACTAGTGGAGCGTCTACCAGATTGGGCACAGGCGGAGTTTCCGCCGTCTTGCCCGTCGAAACTGGTAGATGTGCCGAAGGACTGGGATAAGCCTAGGCTTATCGCAGCGGAACCCCTTGCTAACATGTGGTGCCAACAAAATATACGGCACTTCATGTACTCGCGTGTAGCGCGGACTTGGCTAGGAGGGATGATCCAATTTACGGATCAAACTCTGAACCAGGCACTCGCGCTAGTGGCGAGCTTGAAGCAAAGGGATCCAGACGGTAGCGATGATCTTGCCACGGTCGATTTGTCCGAGGCGAGTGATCGCATCACTTGTCCGGTGGTCGAAGCCGCGTTTTATGCAAACGAAGGTTTGCTTGCGGCATTGGCTGCTACTCGCACCCAAGAGGTGGAGCTTCCTGACGGGAGCATACACCGGTTGAATAAGTTTTCAACCATGGGGAACGCTTGCACTTTTCCGGTGGAGAGCCTTGTTTTCCTCGGAGTGGCTCTGACTGCCTTTTGTTGGCAGAAAGGGCTTCCTCCTTCTGGGAAGACCTGGCATCTCGCACGCGGCAAGGTGGCCGTCTTTGGGGACGATATCATCGTTCCCTCAGATTGTCGGGAAGTTCTTGAATGGCTTCTCGCATGTATCCACATGCGTGTAAACTCCGATAAATCTTTCTGGACCGGGAGGTTCAGAGAGAGTTGCGGAGTGGACGCCTTTGACGGGATCAATGTGACTCCCGCCTATTGGCAAGGTCCATTCGAGAAAGAGCCTGAATCCTGGGTGTCTTCTGTACAGAGGTTATATAGAGACCGCCAGGAGAGTCGCCCGGGACCCGAACAAGTGGATTAAAATCCCACTAGTTCATCCAAATTCAGGTGTCATCGGGTTACATGACCGAACGTTTACGAGTGCCATCAACACTTCTCGTGTAAGGTGGAACGATAAACGCCAGGTTCATGAGACGAAAGTACCGATCGCAATAGCGAAGGGAAATCGTCGCAACCAAGATGGCGACGCCAGCTTACTTCAGTATTTTACTGAAAAGCCTGTGGCCGGTCTGACTGACTGGCGAGCAGGCGTAAGCGAGCGGCCGGTGCTCAAGTTGGAGCATCGGTGGGTGCCACTGTCTGACCTTGGTGAGGCTCCGCCTCTGGTCAGATAGGAGGGGGTGGGGCGGGATTCTCCCGCCTCGACGCAGCTTCCAAGCCGTCTCTGCAGACCATGATGATGGGCAACGCCCATCACTGCAGATTCCGCGAGGACTGATGCTGGTAAGG